TTTAACTGACTGATACGATAGTTTGTTTAAAAACTCTGCATGGTTATAGTCATCATTGTCAAACAAATCTAGCATAGCATAAACAAATGATCTTCTTTTATAACCTTCATAATACTCAGAACACATACTTATTTTTTCTGCATTTCTTGTAGCTAAATTAAGATCCTCAATAACAAAAGTACCGTCTTTAAATTTTATGCTTCTATGCCCTCCCATACGACTTTTGTTAGATAATAAAGCTTGAGTTTCATTGTGACCAAACCCAAATCTTTCTTTAAAATCTTTATAAATCAAATATTGCTCTTTACCTAACTTACAATATCCATCTAGATAAGAGTCAGCAGTCCAATTTTTAGTATTAGTATTTAAACGATGAACGTCTGGTAGATTTAAACCTCCAACTTTAATATAGTAAATTGGCTTGTTTAATTCTCTAGCAGATTGAAACCTATGCTGCCCATCAATAATCTGATGTTTTTCATTTACAATGATTGGAACAGCTATGTACTTCTCTTCCATAGATTGTTTTAGACGTTTGATGTGCATATCATTTACGTCTCTATTCCCTGATATATAACTAAACTTAGAATAATCATTGGTCATTAAGACTTGATTAACTTGTTTCATTTTACTTCTCCTTTGGTTGATAAACTGGTTTCTTTTTCCATCTACTTGGCTTTGTATTAGTCTCAACATATTCTAAGAACTGGTGAGCATAAGGCAAATACCAATCAATGAACTCTTGGTCGTACACAATCTTTTCTGCATGAAATTCCTCAGGAGTCCAAACACCGAACCAACCATAAGGCGTTCCATGAGTAAAGCATTGTAGTTGTACCTGATACCAATATCTGTCTGGTATCTTTGGGTAAATCTTTTGGGTGTAGGGACATTTCAATTCAATCCCTATATCCATATCTATCTCTGGGTCATAAATCCAACCATCAACTGATGCGCCTATAGGCTCTGATGGATGAACGTGAAACTCGTTACCTTCTTTGCAGATCTCATCTAAATAAACTTCCATTGCAGACAATGCAGTTGATTCAAATTGATTACCATAAGCTGTCATCTCATTGCCCTGGAAAGGAGGCTTTAACAATGTGTACTCTTCCCATTTAGGAACTTGCTTATCAATAATGTCATAACCCTGACTAGCAGTTACAACATTATGTCTGCGATTATCCTTTAGATGATTTGAGCTCATTAGCGTACTCCCTAACAACTTCTTGAATCTCAGGACTAAGAGTAAAGAAGAACTTTTTTAGTGATCCTTCTTTATGAGCTCTTTCCATATTATTCTTTACGTTAGAGATAAGTTCGTCTGAGACTTTTTCTTTGGATGGGGTAGCTTCTTGTTGCGCTACTGCGTTACCGACTTCTTCAGCAGATGCTATAGAAGCATCAATGCCAATTCCAAGTATGCCTAAACATCTTCCGACACTACTGGTCTCTGCATTTTCTAATGCTGAAGTTTTATTGATGAAAGTAGATCCATCTTTTTCAGAAGCATGACCTGTAGACAAAATTGTACCGTCATTAATTGCTGTAGCTTTGAAAGTATGAGTGCCGTCAACAGATGATAGCAGCTCAGTAATGATTGTTCCTTGTGGGTATAACTCACGGAAATGAGCTATACGTTCGTTGACCATGACATAAGCCTTACCTTTTATGTCTACTGTTTTTAGTTGTTTCATAAACATCTCCTTTAAAAAATTTATTGTAACACGTTGTTAATTTTGTTTCAAACTTTTAATTTCGTCTCTTATTTTTTTGTACAAATTATTATGTTTAAGGTTTCCGTAATCGGCTTTTCTTAACATCATTTTAAGGCACTTCATTCTTGTTTGTAGCTTTTGCATTCCTTGCCATTCAAGAGATACTGGACTCCAATATTTTTCAAAGTCATCTTTGGCAACCTTAACTGTTTGCAATTCTATGCCATCAGAAATGTATCTGCGCCTAGCAAAAGTAACCCACTTATTTCCACTAGTTACTAATAGGCTAAGAGAAAATCCATCACGCCTATCGTAAAAAAAGTTTTCTGTTTTTTCCATTACAGTTTTTCCGTTAGTGGTGATTTATATTTGTTGTACAAAGAGATTGGAGCTAAGGCTTCATAGTCTACCTTTGGAATATATACATATTTATTTATATAAACCATGTAGCCAACATGATCGTTGGCTTCATCGTAAACTTTAAAAAGTTGGTTATCCATTGCTTGCCTCCTTATACTCAGATGCCATTTGATTCATCTCAACTTCTGACGGCTGTTGTTCAAACACATACTGGTAAAGCTCTTCTAATTCTTTTGTCCATTCCATTTTAATTCTCCTTTATTTAAATTACATAGCCACTTTAATTTATAACAATTAAATTGTCAACTATTAATATGCTTTTTATTTCTTTTTATTTTTTTTTATATTATCTTGTATTTATCTTATCTTATATGTCCTAGGGAAATCCTAGGAATGTCCCAATATAATCCTAGGAATGTCCCAATATAATCCTAGGATACTTTTATTTATTTCATTAAAGTGTTTGACAACTAAATTGATTGGTAGTAATGTGGAGGGACTTACTAATTAGTAGGCAATTTTAGGAGATGTCATGAAATATAAAGAAGTAATAAAAATGTTTAACAACAGTCGGAGAGAGTTAGCCAAGGAATTAGATGTATCAGTTCAGGCTGTATCTAAGTGGGCGCAAACTCCTAATGCAGAAATACCAAAGGTTCGTCAGTTTCAGGTTAAGACAATTTTAAAATTAGATGACTAGATTATTTACACATCAAGTTTTAGATTTTACTGGAGATTCATTAATGGCTTTCCAAAGTAAAAAAGAAGCAGTATGGTTTTGTCAGAACAAACCTGATTGTAAAATTATTCAGGTAGCAAAAAGACCAAGAAAAGAAAAATCATCCTTACCAGATTGGTGGGATAAAACTGAGGAGTGTTTATTTTGAAAATTAAGAACTGGGATAGGCATCAGCACTACAAGCTTAAAAATCCCAAAGGTAATAAAAAGATGCATTGGTTTAAGTTGTACGGAGGTGATCTTCTTAATGATGTAGATTATGCAGAGCTAAGTGATAAGAATAAATTAGCACTGATTGAGCTATGGTGTTTAGCTAGTCAACACAACGGAGAACTTCCGGAAATAAAAGTTATATCTTTTAGACTAAGAAGGTCAGTTGAAGACATTGAAAGTAGCCTAAAATCACTAGGTAACTGGATAATTCTAGACAAAGTATATACCTCGTCTAGAGTAGAGGAGAGGAGAGTAGAGGAGAAGAGAGTAGAAGAGAGGAGAGGAGATGAACATTTCACTACTTTCACATTTTAGTAAGGTAAGTAAAACTACTAAAAGTAATTCTTACAACTGCTTGTGTCCAGCGCATGAAGATCGGTTAGCAAGTCTTTCTATAAAGTTTGCTGATGATGGTAGAGTTCTTATGCACTGTTTTGCAGGATGTGACATTACATCTATTCTTGGAGCAGTAGGTTTAGATCTGGATGATATTGTCCCAGAAAGAAAAGACCTATTAAAACCATTAGGAAAAATATATAATCCTTTTGCGGTACTTAAAAGTTTACAAGATGAAGTTCTTTTGGTAGCAGTTGCTGCAGCTGAACTTGCTCAAGGTAAAGCTTTAGAGGAAGGTGACCGTAAGAGATTGTTAGAGTCAGTCAGATTAATAAGGGAGGGTTATGAGTACGCTAAACGATAAAGTAAAAGGTATGATTGTAAAGGAGTCTGAGATTCAAAGTTATTTTGCCACAAGAGATAACGATGAACATACAAACATACACAATCCATCAAGCTATATAGAACAGGTACAGGAATATTTTAATGGTGATTACCATAAAGGTGTGACACTACCGTGGGAAAAAACTTACGATGGATTTAGAGTTCGTCCAGGTGAAGCATCAATAGTTTCTGGATTTTCAGGATCAGGTAAGTCAATGATACTTAGCCAGATGAGTTTAGGTTTATTAGAAAAAGATTACAAGACCATGCTTGCATCTTTTGAGTTGCAACCAAGGTCTTCATTAGCAAGACTACTAAGACAAATGTCTGGGTCAAGATTACCAAGCAATGAGTTTATTGAGGAAAAGATTAACAGCCTTGACGGTAAGCTTTATCTTTACGATCAGCAAGGGACAGTTGGAGTTGAGAGCATAATTAGTGTAATTTACTACTCTGCGGAAGTTCTTTCTTGCAAGATTGTGATTGTGGACTCACTCATGAAGTGTGGAGTTGCTGAGGATGATTACGAAGGACAGAAGAAATTTATTGATCGTATCTGTGTAGCTGCTAGAGATTTAAATATTCATATATTTGTGGTAGCTCATTCTAAAAAATCTAACAGTGAATACACTGATGCTCCAACTAAACATTCTGTATCAGGATCAACTCACATAACGAATCTTGTGGACAATGTGTTTGTGGTTCATAGAACACACAGAGATCAGCGCTTAGAGTTGGGTCAAATTAGTCAAGAGGACTTTGTCAACATCCCAGATGCACAACTGTATTTAGTTAAGCAAAGACACTACGAGTATGAGGGTCATTGGAATTTTGATTTTAATCCAGAATCATTAACTTACGCATAGGAATATTATGTCAGATAATAAAAAAGATTTAAAAAGTTTTACTCAAGAGATAATTAAAGAATTTGGTATGGATGTTAATTATCGTATAAAGCTAGAAGATGGTGGTGTTTATAAATCTTCTGGTTGGGACGAATCAGTTAGACAGTGGAGGGTAAAAAATGGTCGTCAAAAAAACCATAACAAAAGATAACGTAAACAATATCATTGACATGATAAAAGGGTTAGACTTTACCAAACCTTGGAGAATGCAGTTGAGTGAATATAAATTTAACAGAACCACTGATCAAAATTCTAGGTATTGGAAGTTGTTAAGATCCATTGGTGATTATATTGGTTACGAAGAAGATGAGATGGATGCGCTAATGAAATATAAATTTTTATCATCTGAGATTGAAGTTGGCGGTGAAACTATTATTAAAGTAAAAAGCACATCACAACTCAACACAAAAGAAATGGTAGAGTATCAAGAAAATATCCAGAGTTGGGCAATGCAATATGGATTTAGATTTAGGGAAGATGATGAGTAAAAAGAAAAGTAAAACTAAAGACGAAAAGCAGTGGTTAAATAGACTGGCAGAGTCTGGTTGTTGCATTTGTCGTAAATATCACGGCATAATTGATGCACCTCCATGCAACATACATCACATTAGAGAGGGACTTGGCATATCGCAACGCAATAATTCCTATATGTGCTTGCCCCTATGTAAATACCATCACCAGTCTGGTCCTCCAGGCGAGGCTTTTCATGCAAGTCCAAAGCAATGGATAGAGAAGTATGGTAAAGAATCGGAAATGTTAGAATGGGTATTGGATCAACTATGAAGATTATTCCTATTGAACCAAACCAAACTTATGACTGGCTATTGAATGTTCATTATGCAAAAAGAATACCTCAAATCATGAAGGCATTTGGATTATATGATGGAGATGCTTTAATTGGCGTTGTTACTTATGGCATTCCTGCTTCTCCTAGTTTATGTATGGGTATTTGTGGTAAAGAATATTCAGATAAAGTATTAGAGTTGAATAGACTTTGCTTAATGAACAACGACAAGAATCAAGCAAGTATGTTAGTTTCAGGCTCTATTAAACTATTACCCAAGCCTACAATAGTAGTTTCTTATGCTGATAATGCACAAGGTCATGTAGGATATGTTTACCAAGCAACTAATTTTTTATACACAGGGTTATCCGAAAAAAGAGTTGATTGGACTATTAGAGGGCAAGAGCATAAGCATAGCAAAACAATTAGTGATGGCATGACTTTAGAATCTATTAAAGAAAAGCACGGAGATGATTTTTATTATGTTGAAAGATCAAGGAAGCATAGATACATTTTATTTCATGGAACAAAGAATGATAAAAAGATTTTAAGAAACAAACTTAAATATGAAGTACAGCCATACCCTAAAGGAGAAACAAATAGGTATGACATTACTCATAAGCCATCCACTCAAGTAATCATGGAATTTTAACAAAGGAGATATTATGAAAAAAACATTATTAATCGCATTGTTTTATGTACCAATAGCTTTAGCTGAGTCAGTAAATTACTTCAGTCCTGATGATGGTCAGTTAACTATTGTAGATAATGCACAAGAAGTTAGGGTGATTGTAGACCAAAACGGATCACAAGGGTTAGAGATAACCCCAAGCAACACTGGCAAAACATTTGTATATGGCAATGAACTAACGGTTATTGAAACAACGCCACTAGGAATCATTAGTTATTAGGAGGAAGTATGGTAGCTGAATTTATATTGATGGTAGCAATAGGTAGTGAGTCTGGTAATAATAGCTGTTGTCTTGAAGAACATTATGTTGGCACATTTAAGTCGTGCGTTGAAGCTCATGAGTATATAAAAAACCATATACCTGAAACACCAAAAGAAACTCGGTGCTTACACAAAGAAAACATAAATTTACCAGATGACTTTAAACATAAATATATACTTGATTCTTGTAAAATAAAAAGGACTTGTAATGAATAAAGAAAAAGCATTTATTGTATGGGCAAAAGAACATAGTTATAATTTAAAAAAAGATGTTGGATGTAAGTTATTTGTTGATGAAGAATTAACTTTAACAGACATTCCAATTAAAAATACATATTCAAGCACGCACACAGAATCTGCGTGGCAATCATGGGAGGCATCATGGGAAAAGGCAGCGGAAGAAGACCAAAGGGATTAGTTAGCGATCAAAAGTTACAAGCTAACTGGGATCGTATATTTAATGCAAAACCTAACTCAGATCAGTTTGAACAAAACGGAGCTGTTGTTAAGCAACATATAGAAAAAGTTGCTTGGCGAGATGAGATGGTAAAGGAAGATCATGAGAAATCAATAAAGGAGAGAGCTGATGGCGATATCACCGACACAGAGAACTCTTAAACGCATGAAAGAAAGTGGTGATTACGCTTTAGTTCAGGTAGTAGAAAAATGGAATCCATTTGCACGTATTCGCCAAGATTTATGGAATTTTGATATCTTGGGAGTATCTAAAGATGGTGAGCTTCATTTTATTCAAGTAACAACAAAAGGAAATATGAAGGCAAGGGAAAACAAAATAGCTGACAGCGAATATACCCCTCACCTTAGAAACGCAAACCTTACGTTGTTAGTAGAAGGGTGGGCAAAGGTTGAAGGTAGATGGAAGTCTTTTATAACGGATGTATCTTAGGAGGATATTATGGCAGAAGGATTAGCAGCACAAGATAACGAATATATTTTTACATTTGAGGATGGTAGGAAGATTAAAAGGGCGCAGTTAGCAGATTTAATTCTTGATACTATTGGGGATGATAAAAAGCACACAGCAGAGATTGCAAATGAAATTGGTATGAATTATCAGTCAGTATTTGCGGTTATTAGAACATTAGTTACTACTGAGCTTTTACTTAGCGAGAAGATGAGTAGAAACACTGCTTACAAAAAACCTAAGGGATGCGCTTTAACTGATTACTTTAATCATGGTAAGGGCATTAAGGATCTTAAAATTAATAGCAGTAAAAAATACAAGGCAGAGGATTTTCCTAATGTTAGCTTTGGTGGTAAGAGTGGTTATGAGCAATACTCTAGCAATTATAGCAACACTATCTACGAAGGTGGCGAATGAGCCTACCTATTTCTAGGATACTTTATTTATTAGATGCTTGGGCAAGGTGGATGAGATTTGACAACCACCGCCTAGGCTTTCCAAGCAAGTCAATTATGATAAGCACTGGTGGATCTTCTGAGAATGTATTTGAAGAAATGGTAGATGAGAGTGACAAACGCAACGTAATTATCCTTGATGCCATCATTACAGGGTTGCCTGTAGAGCAAAGAGAAGCTATTTATTTTAAACATTTAGGTGCAAAAGAACCATTTGCCTCAGAATTTAAGTACCAAGATGCCTTGGAATCCCTTGATAAGCTTGCCTCTAAAAGAATTTATGCATAAATGTTATTTAGTTGTTGACAACTTAGTTGTTATATAAGATAATTCTTTTGTAGGTTAATTAAACAAAAGGAGATTTAAAATGAAAAATTATAACGAAAACATGGTTACTAAAGTTGTTACAACAACAGGCGTTTATTTATTTAACACATTGCAAGATGCACAAATTCAATTTCCTGATTTGTCAATCACTGAAAATGGTAAAAATTTTACATCGGCAATGCACGATGTTCATGAAAATTCTGACATTATGAGATTTGAAGATTGGGAAACTTACAAAATATTGTCTAACTAAAATAAATGGGGGTGCAATCCACCCTTACAAAGGAGAAATAACATGAAAGAATACGGAGATTATCACGGAGATGAAGATGAAATTGAATCAGACAAACAAGAGAAAGAAGATAATGATCCAAGGCATGAGCCAGGTCATGATTACTAAATAGCAAACTAAGG